TATGTGTTTATATCTTCTTGATCAGAAAATCTTATAAACATATCATCTTGTGTAGAAGTATCACCAATAGTTGTTTCTGTTCCATAAAAAACTAAGTGTCTATCAGGTGTTGATACAACCATGTGTCTTGATGCAGTTGGTGCACCACTAATAATTGTGGCTCTTGTTTCTGTTGCATTTCCTAAACTAGAGTCCCATTCAAAACATGCGCTGTCGTGAATTAAACAAATTGCTTTATCACCAAAATTATCAATAGACCACATACCTGGGTCCAATGCTAAACCTTCGGCTGTTTGTTGGTTCCATGCTGCGTAATCACTGGCATCTGTAACAGTTACACCATCACTGTGCGAAGCTGCAGTTGTTCCTCTAGCTCCTCTTGTTACACCTGTTAAAGTGTTACTGCTGATACCTGTATATTGAATCATTTCTGTTCCTATTAAAACAAAATTAGTTCCTGTATTTGGAAACTGAGATGCGTTTGTTAAAACTATTGTAGTGGTAGATGCATTAATTGCTCCATTTAAAGTTGTTGTTACAGCAGATGTATCTTTACCTCCCCATGATCCTAGTCCCCAACCAAAACCTTTTTCTTGAACTGCAGTGCCTACAGGATAATAATGTTGAACTCTAATACCACCAGACGTTGTTGCTCCAGATCCTGATTCGTTTGATGGCATTGTAATAGTTAAAGTTGTTCCAGTAGGAACAGAAGTTACCATAAATTTTTTGTCATCAAAATCTGATGATCCAAAATTAGAATCTGTTATAGTTGTAAAGTTGTCTAATAAAATTATATCATTAGGCGATATACCATGAGCTGTAGGAAAAGTTATTGTTACAATAGGTGATCCATTGGTCGTGGTAAAAGCGCTTGTTAAAGTAGTAGTCGTTTTTATTGGGTGTATGTCATAGAATACGTTACCAGAAAAAGCATATAATATTCTGTTAGTGCCAATAATTGCATATCTTCTACCAGCACTATTTACATAATGATGTAATCCTCTTCCTGCACCAGTTAATTCATTAGAACTTAAGGGTCCTAGTTGATTCCAACCACCTATTTTTTCAGGTATCCCATACCTAAATCTTACATTATCGCAATCTACCCACTGGCCCTCTGCTCCAGTTTCTGAAATTTGTTTATTGATACCTGGCTGAAATCCTATTTTTTGTAGCATATAATACCTTTTTTATGTTTTTTATCACAGATAAATTAAATTTTAAACTCTAAATATTTATGTCTAGCACTAGAGTTATGCGGTTTTCCTTGCTAGAATAGACCGGTGTCCTGTGTTTGAGTCTTGAATCAAATATCAATATACTATTTTGTTTAGCCTTTTTTAATCCGTAAAGTTCAAACTCTGTACCACTATTCACTTTTTCTGTTGTTTGTAAATAATAAACTACAGAATAATCACACTCATCATGGGAATGAAATTTAAATTTTTTACCGTTTGTTTTGGTTAACCATGCATTTGATATCTTTAAATTTTTACCTAGTTTTTGTTCTGTTAACTTTAATAGTTTATCTAAAGCAAATTTAAAGTGAGGTATTTTTCTAACATCAGGGGACCAATAATCATCTGCCTCATTAACAGGAGCACCATGTTTTTTAGCAACTTCTTTAGTTACTATAACTCTATTAGAACACTCCAATAAATATTTTTGTTCTTTCTCTGTAAATATATTATCAATGCTTTGCATGTGTTCTAAACCAAGAAGGTAGTCCTAAATGAGGTCTTCCATCGTATGGAACAGCTTTGGGATTTCTTATATCATTATAATGTAAAAAAACTTGAACACATTCTTTTCCTGTAAAAGGTTCTCTCCAATGTTCCAAATCCATTCCTCTATATATCAACATGTCTCCAGGATTTAAAATAACTTTAAGTCCTGTTGTGTTAGCAGGCACATAACAAGAATCTGTTTGTTTTCCTAAAGAAGAATTTGGTTCTATGTATATAGGCCAAGAGTCTCCACCTAAATTTAAAGTAGTTGAGATCTCACAAGAATTTCTATCTTTGTGTCTTTTTAATTCATTTCCTGTTTTATAGATTCGTGCATAAGAATAATTAGGTGTTAAAGTAAGTCCTGTTTTTTCTTGCATAAGTTGTTGTAAGTTTACTAACAACATGTCCATCATAATATCTCCATAACAAGAAAAAGCTCCAGTAACTTGAGGATCAAACACAGTTCCAAATTCACTTTGATAACGAGATATAAAAGTGTGTTTTAACATTGTTTCGTATGTTTGATTTTTGTTTCTAAAATATTCTGCAAAAAGATGACAGTAATCTTCAGGCAATACTTTTCTTAAAACGTCATATTTATTTTTTTCAAAATTAAGCATATATATTAAAGTCTTTAAATTTATTAATTATTTCTTTATTTAAATAATCTTCTACATTTATATCTTGTTTTTTAATTCCGTCTGTTCTAATTGAATGAAGATCAAAATCTAAAACATTGTCATCATAACTTATATTATTAAATGTAAACTGTTTTATATTGTCATAGTCGTGTTCAAATTTTGGTAAATTAAAATGTTCATATATTTTTTGTATAGAAGATTTTGTGTCGCTAACTAAATTATCGTAATCTATCATTAAATGTTTTTCTTTACGTTTAACAATATTTCTAGCCGATCTAATATCTTGAGTTAGTTTACCATGATTTTCATCAAATAAATTTCTAGAAATACTTACAAAATCATTCGCCTCTAAATTTCTTTTAGATCTTACAAAAGAAGCAACTATTTCTAATATAGGTCTGTTAAGAATTAAAAAATTAGGTTTTGGATCAAAGTATTTTTTTAACACCATAAGATTAGCTGGTGTTCCCCAACAACTTCTTTCAAATATAACCTCCGCATCTATATGATTATAAAAATTTTTAAAAATATTTATAATAACATTGTCTAAACTTTTATGATCTGGAAAGTTTTTAAACACGTTGTTTTCTTTAAGACAAAAAAGATTCCATGTTATTGTTGATAAAATACTATTAGCACTTACTTTAACTTTAGGATTTTGATTTAATATAGAACTTAACAGCGTGTTACCTGCTCTTGGCAAACCTGCTAGATAAAATATTTTTTTTGTTTTATGAGTATGTAATAATTGCATTAATCTTCCTTTGTTAAAAAATAAGTTAGCGTTAATCTTCCATCTTCTATATTATTACCATGATTATTAATAGCCATATGAAAAGTTCCATTTGAAAAAAAAACAGCTCTGTTTTGAACATATCTAGCCATACCTGTTTCTTCATATTTATCTTCTGCTATTTTTCTATAAAAAGCTGTGCCAGATTTTAAATTAGTTGGTGATAAATATATTAAAATTGTATCTCCCCAGTCTCTATGTATCCAATCCTCAGCTGCGTGTTTAGATAATCTTAATTGAGCGTGTGCTCTAATCCTGTCATAGTTTTTTAAATCTATGTCAAATTTGTTTTTTATATAACCCAAGACTGAATAAAATAAGAAAGGATATTTTCTATCTAAAAAATCTGTTCTAACACCAGGATACTCGTTTCTTTCTTTTGTTAATTTTTCAAAATCATCAGGATTATAATATTGTAAAGTTTTACAAAGCCTATAATATTCTTGGTTAAAATCTAAAAAATTATCTATAATTTTAATCATTTTTGTAAATACCCATACCAGCCAGTTACAATGTATTTAGTTTCATTTGGTGATGGATATCCTTTGTGTGTATGTGTCCAAGCAACAGGCCACATTAAAGTTAATCCTTTCTCAGGTTTTATTTTTAAGTCTTGATAAAAAAACCCTGTTTCTCCTCCATTGTCTACATCATTTAAATAAGTCATAAAAACTAAATGTCTATTTATAGATAATGGTGATCCTTCATTTTCTGCGTGCCATATATGATATCCTTCAGTAGGTTCATACTTTTGTATTTTAGATCCTATCCAACCCCAAGGCTGTTGTTGAATATCTGAATAAATATATTTATTTTTATACGCTTCACAAACTTTATTTAATTCTTTTATATATTTTTCAAAAATATATCCGTCTTCAGGTCTAAATGTTATTTCAGTGCTTTGTTTAAAAGTTGGATTTTGTGTAGCCTCAGCACCAAAAGTGCCTTTAAATTTATTAGAACTTTTTTCATAATAATTAATTAATTCATCGCATATGTTTTTATCAATAAATTTTTTATAAATAAAATTGTCTATTTCCATGGTTGTCCTAAGTGCCAAGTAACTAAAGAATATCTAGTTCCTTCTGTAACTGGCTTTACTTGATGCCAAACAAAAGAAGGAAAAACAATTATAGATCCTTTTAATTGTGCTTCAGTCGCTGTTATAACTTCATCATCTTCTACATTGTTTCTTAAATTAAATTGTAGTTCTCCACCTTTATATTCGTGAGGGTGGTTTAATAGAATAGAACAAGATAACTTTCTTATTTTACCTACAAAGTTTACAGGACTTTCTTTGTTATAAGGAGCAGGATTAGCGTCTTGATGCCAACCATAAAATTGTCCAGGTTTATATTCTGTAAACTGTGATGTTTCTGTCCAGTCCCATTGAAAATTCCAACCAGCATTTTCATTAGCTTCATCTATAAAAGGATGTATAATTCTATAAATCCAATTATAGTTTAACCACAATACTTTAGATTGTCTTTTTTTATTTAAATTTTGATAATCTTTTGATGTTAGTTTTTCTTTCCTATCTCCCATGTTACCAATATACGCTGTATTTCTTTGCTGAACTAACCCTCTTCTTAAAACTAAATCGCAAAATCTTTCAGGTAAGACACCATTAAAGTACCAATATTGATATTTTAAATTCATAACTTTCTAGTATAGACTTATCAAAAATAAGTCAAAAAGCAACAATTAGCTTGGCCAGTTACCGTCAATAATTGCAGTGTATTGAGCTTTTAAAGTCCACATTCCAGAAGAACTTGAAGGACCTGCACCTGCTTCAGAAACTACAACTATACCATCTCCTCCAGCTCCACCCGGATTTGAATATTGAGTTCCAGCTCCGCCGCCAGTTCCATCAACGCCATCTACACCTGGATTGTTTCCAGTTTTTCCACCGCCACCTTTTCCTCCAACTTGAGGATTTGGTCCGGTTCCGCCGCCACCGCCGCCAACCCAGTAGCCGCCGTCATCTTCTAATTTTCCTATATCTGATGGAAATAAATTTGTAACTTCTAAACCGTCTCCACCTTGAGATCCTATGTCTTCTCCTCCGACACCTGCTTGACTGTAGCCTCCGCCACCGCCACCACCGGCTGAAGGGTCAGGGTTTCCTGTTCCTCCTGGATTTCCTTCAGGTGGATTGTATCCTCCTGCATTACCACTTCCTGGTCCATTGTTAGGTGTAGGTGTGTTTTGGAATCCTCTTCCTCCTCCACCACCAGATCCCCCTGGTTCTCCTGGACCTCTAGGGTTTGTATTTTGTCCTGGCGGGTAAGGTCTATTTCCACCTCTTCCACCTCCAGTAGCAGCAATTGGAGTTGCAGATCCAAAAGTAGATCCACCTCCACTTGAATTTGTATATGGGAATGGTCCATCTCCTGCTCCACCAGATCCAACACTTACTGGAACAGAACTTGCTGGTAGAGGGTGAGATGCAAAATATCTAACACCACCTGCTCCGCCACCACCACTTTTGGTAGCTGCTCCTCCGCCTCCAGCGACTACTAATAACTTACATGTTGTTGCAGTTCTATTAAAAGTTCCTGGTGAATTAAAAGTTGTTACTAAATCATTAATGACAGGATCGTTATCTGGTCCTACTAGTCCACCTTGATTATCAAGATTGTTTTGACCTGTTTTATTAAAACCTGATACTAAAAAATTTCTGTTACTCATATCTTATTCTGGTTCTCCTTCCCAAACTATCCAAGTATTAGTTGAATTATCATAATACTTCTTTACATCTACTCCGTCAATAATTCTGTGACCTTGATAACGATTTCTTTCTGGAAAAAATCCCCATATTACACGATCTGCAGGAATACTATCCTCTGGATAAGGTAAACTTCTACCTTGATCATCGACTATTGGTTCAGGTACGTTTGGAATCCAAAAATTATTTTCATCTAAATGAAATAAGTTTGCATATTTTTCTGGAAGTTCACCAAGAAATTTATCTGCAGTAGAGTGACCCATCCAATCTTCAGTGAAATATTTTGCGCCTGCTCCTGCGTATCTACCTCTTTGAGAAGAATCTTTCCAAGTTTGTTTCCAAGAAACACCATCGGTAGTATGAGTTAAATTAGATTCACACCAAGCTTCATTAGTTGCATGATCGCCTGGAACTACATTATCATCGTTTACAATTTGAACTTGTATTACGATATTTTCAGAGTCTAGTTCAGCAAAATAAGCCATAATCTCTATGACCTCTCATTAACTTAACTCTTCGTAATTTATTGTAATCACTAAGTCTGATGCTGCGCTAGCTCCACCTTCGATATTGTCTCCCTCTTCTAAATAAAGAGCAGAGTTTTTATCAATTACTACTAGTGAAGAATCTGCTGGCACGTTGATTGTGCTAGCAAGAGCTATAGGTGAACCACCACTTTTAGTTATAAATACTGAAGTAGTTGCAGCGTTTGTTCCATCGATATTGGCTACAAGAATATTATTTATTTTAAATACTTTTCCTGAAGATGAACCATTTGCAAGAAGTTCAGTTGTTAAAGTTGTAGTCAATGCTGCTTGAGTAGACTTTGCAGTTATTGTTGATATGTTAGCTAGATTTGGTGCTGCCATAATTTATTCTCCTTAATTTCCTTTTACCCGAAAATGAAAGCCATTGCAATAGCTTTTCCTACGGTTGATATTTGTTGACCACCAGCTTGAACTTGACCAGAGCCATTTGGTGCTAAATTTATATTACCATTTGCACCATCCGTAATAGTAATACTTCCTGAGTTAGTCCCAGAATTAGTGTCTAAAACAAGGTCATGCGCACCACTTGTTGTTAATGTAGCTGCAGCTGCACCTGTACCGATAACAGTCTCTCCAGATCCTTTTGGAACAAGGACCATGTTAATATTAGTATCTCCGCCTGTAGCTGAAATTGAAGGTGAGTTACCTGTTGCAGCATTTGTAATATCAAATTGGTTTACTGCAGATCCAGTTGTTTGAAATATTATTTGTTCATTACCATTTTCATCATTGATTCCATGTGCGTCATCAAATGCAATATTAAAATCGTTTGTATCTAAATCACCACCAAGTTGTGGAGAAGTGTCATCTACAACATCACCACCAAACTGGATTTGTTCCATCATCTGCTTTTGCATAAGCAATAACAGTTTTACCATTTGCAACAGTTGCACTTGTTCCTGAACCACTAACATATTTAAATACTACGTTTTGAGATCCAGAAGTTCCATTTTTTAAAAGATACATTTGTTGAACGTCTAAAGGTATTGTAACGTTTCTTGAAGCTGTAAGAGTTCCTGTAAATTCTATCACTCTATGTGCAAGAGTTGCACCAGTTGATCCATCAGAAACAGATAAAGTTGTGTCTCCAGAATCAGAGACAGCTTGAGCTGTATAACCACCAGCTATTTGTTCAATAATTTCTAAATTAGTATTAGTTTTAGTTCCCCATGTACCAGCGTTTTCACCGGTTGCTTGTTTCTCTATTCCTAGAGGTGTATATGTTGAAGCCATAATTTTATCTCCTATGCTACGTCACTATAACTTGTATTTGACCCAGTTGCAACATTTGTATACGATGAATTTGAACCAGTGTCAATGTTTGAATATCCTTGAATTCCAAAGCCTGAAGCAGTGCCAAATGCAGCAACAGAGGCTGTTGCAGATTGTCCTGTTAATCCCATTACATCTGCAGGAGCTATTGATCCTACAGAAAATGTGCCTGTTACACCAGCTAATCCTACAGCCATATCAGCAACAGTTACTGATCCAACAGATAATGTAGATGAAACTCCGGTTATATCAATAAGTTCTACTGGAGCAACATCAACATCTCCAACACTAGCTGTTGCAGATACACCTGATATACCAACTACATCTGCAGGAGTTATTGTTCCTACACTAAATGATGCAGATTGACCTGTTAATCCTACGGCTATATCATCAACGGTTACTGATCCAACAGAAGCTGTTGCAGATTGTCCAGATAAAGTTCCTGTAAAATCTATTTTTGCAGTTGGAGAATCAAGAGTAGATGTAATAGATTGTCCTGTTACTCCAACAACATCAGCAGGCGATAAAACAAAAGTATTCCAAGCTTGTGGTTCTCCCCATGCACCATTATTCCAAGCACTACCAGTTCCAAGGAATGAATTTATTGCATCAGGAGCTGTTATTTCAAAAGTTATCCCTGATTGTCCCCAGTTTTCATCTCCCCAACCATCTTGTCCCCAACCTGCTGCTATTTGTGCAGAAACAGAAACAGTTCCTAAAGATAAACTTGCGGATTGTCCAGTTGGTTTTACAACTGGATCAAAACTTTCACCCCATGGTTCTTCACCCCATTCATCTCTACCCCAACCTTGTTGAGCTGCAGCAATAGGTGTACCAAGAGAAAGTGTTGCGGATTGTCCAGTTAATATTACTAATTCATCAGTAGCCTGGCCCCATGAACCACCAGTATTCCAAGCATCAGCGCCCCAACCACTTGCAATAGCGTCAGTTGTTCCCCAACGACCAGTTCCCCAGGTAGTACCTGACTCGTTCCAAGAATTAGCCATAAGGACTTACCTCCTTATGCTAATCTTATGATTGCGTTAGTTGCGTCAGCTGTTGGAAATTGAATTGTAAAAGTACCAGATGATACAGTTTTGTCACTACCAAAAGCAATTACTGCAACTGCTTTGTTAGATGCCGATGAATTATAAATTAATGCACCATTAGCTGTAAAAGATGCGTCTGTGAAACTTACATCAGAAAAATCACAAAGCGCAGTTGTTCCAGAAGTTGTTGGAGTTACGCTTGTTAATGTTGCACCACCTGATGTGTATGCAGTCCCAGATGAATTTGTAATTTCATTAGTAGATGAAAAAGCTGTTGTGCTAGCTCCTAATGTAGCTGAACTTGTGTACAAAGCTATTTTAAAAGTATTTCCTGTAGTTGCTGTAAAGTTGTGTGTTCCAACTAAAAGCTCTTGTTTAAAACTTGTGCATACTGCCGATGTTATTGCCATAATTTATCTCCTATGGGTTTGCCGAAGTTACCGGTATTCTAACAGTTCCATCAGTATAGTCATCTCTTCGTCTTCTACCGACTTGTTCATTAGCAAACTTTTGTACTTCTTGTTTATATTTATTTTCATATAAAGTCAACATATCTATGGGCCCTTTTAAAAACCCATATGTCTCCGATAAACAACAATATAATAGCCCATTTGGAAAGTTAAGGCTAATATAATTTGTATCATCATTTTCTAATAAAGCTGGGGCAGCATTATAATGAACCCTAAATTTATAAGTTGTATCAGGCACAGGAGCAAACATCATTCTTCCTGATGTGGTATCAGATTCTCCTGTAGCACCACCAAACATAGCATAATATTTAGGTTGTCCCCTTTTAGCCGATGCTGTTGATGATATGTATTCTTGAAGATAGGTAACATCTTTTTTTTCCAACCATACATTAGGTCCAGTTATTGCTGAAGTAGAATCATACACTTGTATTCCTCTAATAAATACAGCACCCGCTGGAGCGTTAATTGTTTCTTGCCCCGTAACTAAATTACCTGATTGTTGTTTTCTATCAGCATCTATAGGCACATCTCTGAATATTCTGTATTGTGCATTTAATATTATGTTTTCTAAAACACTGTCTGATAACACAGTTGAATCTACCTCTGTATAACTTCTAATTTGTGTTTTTAATCCTGATGCACTTAATCCAGCCATTACGCCACTATCTCCTGACAAAGAGCACAACTTTTCTTAAATCTCTTATGTCCAGAACAATGTTCTGGTTTATGAACAGGGATTTCTGGTTCTGGCACTTTAAGATATAATTCTGCATGTTCGTCCATATCCTCTGGACACTGACATGCTTTAATACCAATTATCTTACAAAATAAATTTTTAATCCATTTAATCATGCGCTTAATGTAATTGGCCCTACTGAACAGCCAACTCCTCCTCCTTTAATATTACCAATTGTAGCAGTATCTGTGTCAACTGTAAAATGAAAAAAATTTGCAGTTGAATAGTCTGTTGTAACTCTTGCACCATCTTTGTATTGACCTGTAGTTATTGCATAACCAGCCGCTTTTGCAATGTTAGCACCTGTAATACCATCAAAACTTCCTGGATTATTAAATTGAAAAGTCCCACCTCCAGATGTAGTCAAGGCAGATGGACCTCTAAATCTGTATGTTGTTCCATTTGTTAAACCATGACCTGGTGCAGTTACATTTATTATTCTTGATCCTGATGAAAGAGTTTCAAATGGATTTTCTGGTAAAGCATATGGAACAGAACTTTCTGTTCTATCAGGTCTAACATTACGTAAAGATATAGAATCACCGTTCATTGGTTTTGGTTCTAATTGTGGTTGCTTTGGTTCAAACTCAGATACATGCACGAAAGATCCATTCCATTCTCTAACCATTTCATTGTACGGAAATTCCATACCAGATCTATCTGATATTGCTTTTGCGTATTTACCTGTTGCGTATTTTGCCATTATGCTCCTGGATAGTATGCTTTTGGTGTTATATATGTGCTAGAAGCTGAACCATCTTCTGCTAATGCTCTAGCTAATTCATCTTCATAATACAATTTCATTTGTTGTGTAAGTTGTGGTTGATACTTTTGTGCAAGATAAAAAGATAATCCAGCTGTCATACAAGGAACAAATCTAAATGGCACATCAGTTGCATTTGTATAATCACCTACATCTTGAATTCTTTTTATATAATAGAAATGCATATCCTTAGATGCATTTGTTGAATCTGGTGTTGGATAAACGTGAACTCTAACTTTATCAATAAATCTTTCAACCCAATATTGATTAGGCGTACCTTTTGATAATTTGTTTGAAAATCCTGCATAAGTTGATCTATCAACTTTTGTCATAGGACTATCTGATTGAGTTGTTT